CGTTTAACACATCAGCAGAAGCGGCAATTGGCTCGGCTCTCGAAGCAGTAAAAACAGCAAACGCACAAGTGGCAGATGCAGTTTTAGTAGCTCAAGGTCAAGCACCAGAATCAGACATGGGTATGGACGATACAAGCATGGACGGTGATATGGACGCAGGACTTGATGACATTGAAGGCGACATTGAAGTAGCACCAGAAATGGACGACTTTGAAGGTGCCGACGCTGCAAGTGCAGAAACAGACGATGGTGGAAGAGAAATGAAAGAAGACGCATATCTCCAAGCACTAAGTATGGTAAAAGAAGCACAGGCTGATGGTAAAGTTAACAAAGAAATTTTAAAACAAGCATTCGCGGTATTAAAGAAGTAATACTATGAGATATACTGATCTTTTTGAAATATCAGTAGTAGATTCAAAAGTAATTGATCTACTGTCTATATTAAGTAGCGAAGGAGTTGAAAGCATTCCACTTGATGCATTAGTCGGAGAACTAACTGCAATGGGTGTAGATGTTGACGACCAGTCACTGTTTGATGAATTAGACAATATACCTATTGTTAATAATATTAAAGATGGTATAGTGTATTTTAATACTGCAAGTATGGGTGCTAGTAACTTAAATAAAGTTGACCCAGAAAAAAATAAGAAAAAAGTTAAAGCGATGGCTAAGAAGCAAGTAGATAAAGAGTTAAGCAAATGAGTGTAGGATTAAACGCAGCCCAGGCAAGATCAAAAGCATCCCAAGATATGATTGTGTTCAAAGAAACACAAACTATAATGGAAAAAGTTATTGAGCAAAGCGGCCTAGGAAAATTTGAAGCATTAGTAGAAGATGGTACTACAATGACTATCTCAACACCAAGCGTACAAAAAATTGGCACAGTTAACAACCCCACAGTTAACGTAGGCGATACACTTATTATAGATGGTACTACAGTAACACTTGGCACCTCAGGAACATCACTTAACGCAATAATTTCAGACATCAATGATGCAAGTATTTCAGGTGTAACTGCCTCTAAAGATGCAGGCTACTTAGTATTAANAATAGAAGATAGTGCAGGCGCAACATGGTCATATGAAATTGGAGCCGGAACAGCAAATGCTTCAATTGGTGTTGTAGCAGGNGTATACACACTTCCAAATCCAACTAGTATAAGTTATTATACAGTATGGCAAGGCACATTAACTGATCGTGCTATACAAAATCAAATGGAACAAGTAATTACGCATTTTTCAAACTTGGGCTATAAAATTGAAAGATTAACAAACACTTCTACTAATAGAACTTTTAAATGGTATATCTATTGGTAAAGTTATGCTTGCACCAGTACACAAGCATATAATCCTAAGAATTGAAGCAAATAAGCCACCAACAGAAAACGAGCTCAAACCATGGGTTACAAACCTAGTAGACAAAATTGGTATGAAAATACTAGAAGGTCCTATTAGTGCAAACGTAACAACTATTCCAGGCAACTGTGGTCCAACATGTATTTGTATTATAGAAACTTCTCACATTGCATGTCATGTATGGAACGAGCCAGATCCAGCATTAATACAACTAGATGTATATACATGTGGACCATTTGATCCAAAAGATGTAATAGAACATATCCAAGTATGGGAACCAACTAAAGTAGAATACAAATATTTAGACAGAGAATTCGGTTTAACAGAAATAGAAATTTAATATGAAAATAGCATTTATCGGGGATAGCTACTCAGCATATCATCAGACCGGACAAGAAACAAATCACTGGTCTTACTTATTATCACAACATTTTCCAAAACATCAATACATCAATTATTCAACAGGCGGCCGAGGATATGATTATTATCGTTTAGCTATGCTTGATGCAAAAATGAAAGATGTTGATATTGTATTAACTAATGAAACATTTAATCAACGAATACTTTCAACCATCACTGGTGATGAATTATTTACTCTTGAAGCAGAAGCATCAAGTAATTATGAAACATATGCTCTTAGCAACACTTATTGGTACTCTATACATTCTGATAAATTAATGTATTTTGGTAATGAAACAATTAAAAAAGTACCAAACTTTACAGAGAAAGCATTATTAGAAACATTAAGGAATACTGCAGCATCTAGTAGATATCATTTGTATAATAAGAAATGGTGGGACAATGTAGATAAACTGTATAATTTTAAACACATAATAAAATTAAACTTGTTAGCAGATCCAAATAAGTACAATAATGATGAGAATATAGCATATGCATACATAGAACTTATGAAAGCATATGGGATACATCAAGTTATGCAACGAGCAATGTTTGACAAGAACGAATATACAGAAAAAGAAAAAAACCAGTTATTACTTGATAACGATTTAATTATTTCCATTGATGATGACCATTGGAGTCCCAAAGCAAATAAATGGGTTTTTCATAATTATATTTTGCCTAAAGTCATTGACATACTATCTTAAGTATAGTATACTTTATGTATGCCTAAAATTATAAGCCCATACCCATATCAAGAATTTAAACGAACTAGTGTAGACGGTAAACGTCTATACCAAAACCCTTGGGGCGATCCTGTTCCAAGTGTAACAACAATATTAAGTGCTACACAACCAGCAGAAAAGCGTCAAGCATTAGCTAACTGGCGCAAGCGTGTTGGTACAGAAGAAGCACAACGTATTACTACAACTGCCGCTAATCGCGGAACAGTTATGCACAATATATTAGAACATTGGGCATTAGGTGAATACGAAACATATAACCCAGGAAACAACATAGTACATCAACAAGCCAAGGCAATGGCGCAAGTGGTTGTGGATAACATTGAAAATGATGTTGATGAAATATGGGGTACAGAAGTAAACTTAGTAGCAAAAGAATTGTATGCAGGCACAACAGATTTAGTTGGAGTATACAAAGGCGAAGCTACTATTATGGACTTTAAGCAAACAAATAAACCTAAAAAGCGTGAATGGATTGATGATTATTTCCTACAAGGAGCCGCATACGCAAACGCACACAACGAGATGTATGGCACTGATATTAGCCGTATTGCTATCTTTATGTGTAGTGGCGATTGTCAATGGCAACTGTTTGAAAGTGACCCGGAAGATTTCAAAGATTGGGAAATGAAATGGGCTCAAAGGTTAGAAAAATTCTATCGCTTATCATAAATACATTAACATAAGGAAGAAATAACATGGCAACAATTACCGCAAGAATGACAGCAAGAAAAGGATTGTCTACTGCTATACCACAACTATTACCAGGTGAATTAGGATTAGCAACAGATATCCAAAAAACATTTATTGGACAAGAACCAGTAGTAGGTTCGTGCGATATAACTAATAGTACCACAACAATTGCAATAGTAGAATTTATGTCAGCAGCAGGTGTTCCTGTTGATTTAGACGAAATTACAACCAGTGATTTATTGTATGGTATTACTGTAACTGACTCAATAACAAATGCAGTTACAGAAATTTCAGGTGCCAACATTACATTTTCCGATCAAAAAGCAACATTCACACATCCATTAACAGCCGCTGATACAGTTACTACAAGACTTCCAGTAAATGGAGATACATTTAGTCTTTGGTATAATAAAGAAGTAGGTTATGTAGCAGAAGCATTTGTAAACCCAACACAGACGCTTACATTTACTGCAACCGCATCTGGTGTAGTACAAGCAACAGGCGTGGAATTTTTATGTGAGAATAAAGAAAGTGTAACAATTGATTATACTTTAAGCACAAGTTCAGCATCAAGACGTGGTACATTAACCATGCTACTTGATAATGCATCTGGAGTACCTTCAACAAGTTCTATTAAAGATGAATACGATATTAGTACAGGGTCTATTCCAGTTGAATTCAGTTTAACTGATAACGGCACAGATAAATTTATACTTAATTTTAAAACAACAGATACGGTAAACGCACACACATTTACATACGTTCAAAAATCATTTAAGTAATTAAATGAAAGACACATGGCAATTACCGCTGAAACCTAGACTTCGCAGGTGGAGAGAATTAAGAAAAGAAATAGTAGGATTTTCAGAAAGAAAAAAACAATTAATAGTTGTAAATAATTTTTGGAAAACTACACCTATAGGAACTAGAGTCATTGATCCGTATGATCACAAAACATGGCCTAACCCTTGGGACTTGCTAAATACAAATCACTACGATGAAAATGTTGTAGGTTTGTGCATAGCATATACTCTGCATTACAGTGATATTCCTTGTAGAATATTACATGTACAAAATGTGGAAAACAATGAAATAAAGTTAATAGTTTTAGTTGACAATATGTATATTTTAAACTATAATTATGATAGTATAGACACAACAGAAGTAATGAATGAATTCAATGTACTTACTAACATAGATGTAAGTACCTTGGTAAAATAGTTTTTAAAAAAACTATAAACGAAAGAAATTGGATGATGAATGAGTAAAGATATAACAATAGTAAAGCGTGATGGATCTCGCGAAGAATTAGATCTAGAGAAAATGCATAAAGTAGTATTTTATGCATGTAACGATGTAACAGGCGTAAGTGCAAGTCAAGTAGAATTAAAAAGTCATTTACAATTCTATAACGGAATTGAAAGTGCAAATATTCAAGAGACACTAATTAAAGCGGCAGCTGATCTTATTAGCGAAGAAACTCCAAATTATCAATGGGTAGCAGGTAGATTAATTAACTATCATTTGAGAAAGATAGTTTATCAATCTTTTGAACCTCCTCATCTTAAAGATATTGCCCGCAAAAATGTTGACTTAGGTTATTACGACAAAAGTTTTTTCTCCGTTTATAGCGAAGATGAAATTGATACATTAAACAGTTATATTAAACACGACAGAGATGAAAACATTACATATGTTGGCATGGAACAGTTTCGTGGAAAGTACTTAGTACAAAATCGTGTTACGGGTGAAATCTTTGAAACACCACAAGTTGCATACATGATGATAGCCGCAACACTATTTGCTAATTATCCAAAAGAAACAAGATTAAAATATGTAAAGGAATATTATGACGCTATCAGTAACTTTGACATTAGTTTGCCTACTCCTATTATGGCAGGCCTCAGAACACCACAAAGACAATTTTCTAGTTGTGTTCTTATTGAAACCGATGATAGTCTTGATAGTATTAACGCAACTTCTAGTGCTATTGTAAAATATGTAAGTCAAAAAGCAGGTATTGGAATTGGTGCAGGAAGTATTCGTTCAATAGGAAGTCCAATTAGAAATGGTGACGCATCACATACAGGTGTTATTCCATTTTTTAAACTATTTCAAAGCTCAGTTAAATCCTGCTCACAAGGTGGAGTTAGAGGCGGAGCCGCAACACTATATTATCCTATTTGGCATATGGAAGCAGAAGAATTACTTGTATTAAAAAACAACAAAGGTACAGAAGACAATCGTGTAAGACACATGGACTATGGAGTACAGTTTAATAAACTTATGTACGAGCGTCTACTCACAGGCGGAGATATTAGTTTATTTTCACCAAGTGATGTACCGGGTCTATATGAGGCCTTTTTTGACGATCAAGACAAATTTAAAGAATTATATGAAGAAGCAGAGCGTACAGTAACACGAAAGAAAGTTATGCCAGCGGCAGAACTATTTGGACAGTTTATGGAAGAACGCAAAAATACAGGACGCATTTACTTAATGAATGTGGATCATGCAAATACACATGGAGCGTTTAAACCAGAAGTAGCACCCGTTAAACAAAGTAATTTATGTTGTGAGATTAACTTGCCTACTAAACCATTATCTTTTTTCAGTGACGAACAGGGTGAAATTAGTTTATGTACATTAAGTGCAATCAATTGGGGTAATATTAAATCTCCGGTAGACTTTGAACGAGTATGCAGACTTGCAGTGCGTGGATTAGATGAACTATTGGATTATCAAAACTATCCAGTATTGGCTGCTGAATTAAGCACAATGAAAAGACGCCCATTGGGTGTTGGTATTATTAACTTTGCATTTTGGTTAGCAAAGCATGATTTAAACTATCAAGACATTGATAAAAAAGGTTTAGCATTAGTTGACGAATGGGCAGAGGCCTGGAGTTATTACTTAATTAAAGCAAGTGCAGATTTGGCTATTGATAAAGGAAACATTGACGGTATATATGAAACAAAATACGGTGATGGAATTACTCCTAATCAAACATACAAAAAAGAATTAGATGAGCTAGTACCTCACAAAGAACGTCAAGACTGGAAAGGATTACGTAAACAACTTAAAGAAACAGGTATACGTAATTCAACATTAATGGCACTTATGCCTGCTGAAACATCAGCACAAATTAGTAATAGCACAAACGGTATTGAACCACCACGTGCATTTGTTAGTGTTAAACAAAGTAAACACGGTGTACTCAAGCAAGTGGTTCCTGGTTATCCACGCTTAAAGAACAAATATGACCTACTGTGGGACCAACGTAGTCCAGAAGGTTATTTAAAAATTATGGCAGTATTACAAAAGTATATTGATCAAGGTATCAGTGTTAATACAAGCTATAACCCAGAATTTTATGAAGAAGAAAAGATACCAATGAGTGTTATGTTACAGCATCTTGTAATGTTTTACAAGTATGGTGGCAAGCAATTGTATTATTTTAATACATTCGACGGTCAAGGCGAAATTGACTTTGACAAGAAAAATAAAGAAGCACTATTAGGAAGAGATAGTTTTGGATCAGATGATGAGTATGACGACTACTGTGAAAGTTGCACAATTTAAGGAAACACATGAATGACAATTTTAAATACAAAGAATGAAAAATACCACACCGAAGCAAACGCATTTTTAGATGGTCGTTTAGGCTTTCAAAGATATGATACTGTAAAATATAAGCAATTTGATAAACTAACTGATAAACAGTTGGGTTTCTTTTGGCGCCCCGAAGAAGTAGATGTTAGTAAAGATTCTCAAGACTTTAAGCATCTTACTGAACATGAACAGCATATCTTTACAAGTAATCTTAAAAGACAAATTCTTTTAGACAGTGTACAAGGTAGAGCACCAGTAGAAGCATTTGGTCCTATTACTAGTTTACCAGAACTAGAGAATTGGATTATGACTTGGACATTTAGTGAAACAATTCACTCACGTTCATACACACACATTATTCGTAACATTTATTCTAATCCTACTATAGTATTTGACGAACTAACAGACAGTAAAGAAATTACCGACTGTGGTGATGATATCTCAAAATACTATGATGAGCTTATTGAACTATCACAATACTATCAATTGTTAGGAACAGGTAAACACAAAGTAAATGGTAAAACAGTTGAAGTAGATGAATATGAATTAAAGAAAAAGATTTGGTTAACATTAAACAGTGTTAATATTTTAGAAGGAATTCGCTTCTATGTAAGTTTCGCATGCTCTTGGGCATTTGCAGAACTTAAAAAGATGGAAGGCAATGCTAAGATTATTAAGTTTATTGCCCGTGACGAAAACGTACACTTAGCAAGTACACAGTATTTGTTAACAAAAGTGTTAACAAAAGAAGACCCAGACTTTGTAAAGATTGCAGAAGAATGCAAAGACGAAGTAACACAAATGTTTGTTGATGCAGTTGAGCAAGAAAAAGAATGGGCAAATTATTTGTTTAAGGATGGATCAATGATTGGTCTTAATGCACAGTTGTTGAGCGATTACATTGAATGGATTTGTTGTAAACGTATGATAGCACTAGGTATGAAGTGTCCTTATACAACTTCACAAGCAAACCCACTACCATGGACACAAAAATGGATTAGTGGAGCAGAAGTACAAGTAGCACCACAAGAAACAGAGATTAGTTCTTATATTATCGGCGGTGTGAAAAAAGATGTAAGTGAAGATACATTTTCAGGGATGAGTTTATGATTACAATTTATGGAAAAACACAATGCGGTTATTGTGACGCCGCTAAAAAGTTATGCGAATCTAGAGGTTTAGAATTTGAATATAAGCAGTTAGATAAAGATTTCACAAGAGAAGTTATGGTAGAAGAGTTTCCAACTGCCAGAACATTTCCACAGATTGTTGTCAGTGGCAACAAAATAGGTGGGTACGATCAATTAGTCAAGTACATTGAAGATACAAACTACAATGGAACTGGACATTCACTATAAAGGATAATATATGTTAATAGAAGCACAATACAAAGTAGGTGATGTAATAAGTATCAAACTTTCTTCAGGTGAAGAAATGATTGCACGTTTTGAAGATGAAAACGAAGATGTAGTTACAGTTGCTAAACCTTATATCTTAATCGCAGCACAAAACGGAATGGCATTGGCGCCATATATGTTTACAATTGCACCGGATACTAAAGTAAAGTTAAAGATAAATAATGTTATATGCGTAGTTAAGTCAGCAAAAGATGCCAGCGATATGTATATTAAACAAAGTACAGGAATAGCAATAGCAAGTGCCACAAGTTCATAAAAATGGAGACTCGCGTAGTTGCGGTGCAACTACAAATGCAGTAGCACATAAAAATGTGTATGTAAACAATCAACCAATCAGCGTTGACGGTGATCCAAATAGTCATGGCGGAGGCAACTTAAATGCATCATGTAAAAATGTATTTGTTGGAAGTAAGTTAGTTGTACTTAACGGCAACTCGGCAAGTCCAGATAGCCTTTGTCCTATTCCAGGAGGCGCACATTGTGGGCCAGATGCTACATCAGGTAGCCCAAATGTATACATAGGTCAATAATATGAGTGATTTTGTAAATGATTTAAAAGATGCTAGTGATTATCTTAATTCTACTAAAGTAGACTTACCTACTGGTAAGTTTGATATTGATCCAGAAACAGGCACTGTAACCCCTCAAACACAAGCATACAGCTTAAAAGAAATTATATGTATGCTATTAGCTGGAAACGGCATAAAACTGCCAAATTTACAAATATGCCTAAAAATAAACTTAGGTAGATTAATACCTGAGATTCCTGCAGGCTTAGAAGATTTAAAAGAGGCATTAGAAGAGGCTGAAAAAGCCCTTGATGAATTTATTGCTCACACTAATATTGATAATGCGTTAGGCAGACTAAATGCCGCGGTGGCAGAATTTGCCGCAATTGCAAATATGATTAATTTCTGTGGAACACCTGTAGTACCACGTGCTATTCCAAATGTATTAAAAGATTCAATGGGAAGTTTTTTAGGTGCTGGTAAGGATATTCTCGATACATTAGGTACTATATCAGATAGCAATATAGGTGGATGTATTGGAACTGATGGAAACTTTTCACCAGATTTATTTACAGGTGGATTATTAAAACAATTAGGTGATAATTTTAATAATCTTCTTGGAATGCCAGCATCATTGAAGGCAGGTATTATAAGTGACCTAAATGCATTTAAAAGAGATATAGAAAATCTTGTAAAATTTGAGAATAATTTTGCAGGTACAGAAGTATCAGGTGGTAGTATATTTGCACCAAATGACAGAGTACATACTGGTGTTGGCATGGCAGTTGATCCAAACTTAACACTAGCAAAAAGTCAACAATATGCAAGTAGTATACAATCATTATACAATAGTTTAAAAGGGTATCCAGTAGATGCAGAAGGCAATGATATTTTCTTCTACTTACTTGAACCAGAAATATTAGCAAAATTACAAAATACTGGTGACCCAAGTGTACCTCTATCAGAGCGAGAGCCAGTATATGATCATTGTAATAGAATAACTGGTTACACAGAACGCAATATACGAACAGTAGCACAATCTAGTACAGGTAGTGAGGTAGCAAATACAACACAACCTGGTATAACTGGGTTAGCAGAAAGTGGAACAGTAGTTACATCACCACCAGCAACTACAACAAACTTAGGAAGCGGTGGAACATCAGCATCTAATGATGTAACAGACATTAGTACATTAACTGATTCAGTGGCAGCATTACAATCATCTTTAGCAACACTGCAAGCATCACATACTGCTTTAGAATCGTCTTATAATACC